CAAAGGGAACTCTCGATGGAATTGGGCGATCAGGCACAGTCCTAACACAAACTGCAGCAGTATTCAGTGGTGGTGTTCCCCCATTCACTTATAGATATGAATGGGTCAGGAGACTAACTGCTGGATCAGGATTCTTCGAGTTTGGTGCTCCAGATGGTCTTCAGTATATCATTAGGTCTTCTGATATCGGTTATGACATTAGAGGAAGAACTGAAATCATTGACTCCTTAGGAAGTACGTTTAGTAGTAGTTCTACTATTCCTCAGGATATTAGTGTGACATCATAACTACTACATAAGGTAGGTAGGTATAATATTATTATGGCGGATACTAAGTATCTTGGGAATCCAAACCTGAAGAAGGCGAATGTCGCCGTTAACTTCACCTTGGATCAGGTGAAGGAGTATGTTAGATGTAAAGAAGACCCAATCTATTTTGCCAGGAACTACATTAAGATTGTTTCCTTGGATCATGGTCTTGTGCCATTTAAGTTGTATGATTTCCAGGAAGACTTAGTTAGAAGTTTCCATGAGAAGAGATTTACTATCTGTAAGATGCCTAGACAGACAGGTAAGTCTACAACCTGTGTGGCGTTTCTTCTTCACTACTTGGTATTCAATGATAACGTCAACGTCGGTATCCTAGCAAACAAAGCAGCAACTGCTAGAGAGATTCTAGGACGACTACAGATTGCATATGAGAATCTACCATCCTGGATGCAACATGGTATTGTTTCTTGGAATAAAGGTTCAGTGGAGTTAGAAAATGGCAGTAAGATATTGGCAGCTTCTACGTCTGCAAGTGCTGTCCGAGGTATGTCTTTTAATATCATCTTCCTCGACGAATTTGCGTTCGTTCAGAACAATATTGCAGAGCAGTTCTTTGCCTCTGTTTATCCTACTATTACTTCTGGTAAATCAACGAAAGTAATCATCGTCTCCACGCCACATGGTATGAACCACTTCTACCGAATGTGGCATGATGCGGAGAGGGGTATAAATGAGTATAATCCAATTGAAGTCCACTGGTCTCAGGTACCAGGAAGAGACTCCATATGGAAAGAACAAACTATTAAGAACACTTCTGCTGAACAGTTCAAGGTTGAGTTTGAGTGTGAGTTCATTGGTTCTGTTGATACTTTGATTGCTCCATCTGTTCTCAGGGCGATGGAATACAGAGAACCAATTAGGAAGCAAAAGAGTTTAGATATATTCTACGAACCAGAAAAAGATAACATCTATGTAATCACTGTAGACGTTGCCAGAGGGGTCGGAAAGGATTACTCTGCCTTTGTAGTGTTTGATGTCACAAAGTTCCCCTACAAGGTCGTGGCGAAGTATAGAGACAACGAAATCAAACCAATGGTGTTCCCTAGTATCATTGAAAGAGTGGCGAAGTCCTATAATAGAGCTTGGTGTCTTATTGAAGTGAATGATATTGGTGATCAGGTTGCTTCCATTCTAAACTATGATTTGGAGTATCCTAACCTCATGATGTGTGCTATGAGGGGTAGGGCTGGTCAACAACTGGGTGCGGGTTTCAGTGGATCTAAGACTCAACTGGGTGTGAAGATGAGTGTTGCTACCAAGAAACTAGGATGCTCTAACCTCAAGACTTTGGTGGAAGAAACTAAACTAATATTTGAAGACTATAATATTGTCCAGGAACTGACTACCTTTATCCAAAAGAACAACTCATTCCAAGCAGAAGAGGGGTGTAATGATGACTTGGCTATGTGTCTAGTGATTTTCTCTTGGGTTGTGGCTCAGGATTATTTCAAAGAAATGACTGACAATGACGTGAGGAAAGAAATATACAATGAGAAGGAAAATCAGATTGAACAGGATATGTCACCCTTTGGTTTCTTCTCTGATGGTACTGAAGAGGGCACCTTTGTAGATAGAAGTGGAGACGTGTGGCACACTGATGAATATGGGGATATGAGCCATATGTGGGAGTATTTGTAGTTCTAAAATGTAGTTTTCTATAAATATTTACAGATTAATTTCGGACTTTCAAAAGGGAGAACCAAAAGATGCCAGTAAACTTAGCATCGCCCGGAATTGTCGTAAGGGAGGTGGACCTTACCCTAGGTAATGTACAAACTTCTACTGACAAAACCGGCGCAATTGTTGCCTCTTTCGCAAGAGGACCTGTTGACAAGCCAACCCTAATCTCAAGCGAGAATGAACTTCTCGATGTCTTCGGACAACCCGCATCTACTGATAGACAGTATGAAGGATGGCTTACCATTGCTTCTTACTTGGCATATGGTGGAATTATGCAGGTTGTTCGTTCCGACAACGAAAAGCTCAAGAACAGCTTTGTGGGTGCGGCGAGCAGCATTAAGATTAAAAGCTTAGAAGATTATAACGACCTTGGGTATGATGAGAATCAGATTCCAGGCGTCACAGTAGCAGCTAGAAACCCAGGTTCCTGGGCAAACGGCATTAAGGTGGCGTTTATTGATGGCAAAGCTGATCAGTACATCAGTTCAGTAGGTCTTGGTACCTCAGCCACTTCAGGTATTGCTATTGGACAAGGTGTAGTTCAGACTATCAGTAAGGTAGCACCTGGTGCAGGTACCACAACTCTAGTAGAAGGAAACCTAAAAGGTATTATTACTGGTGTTAACACAGTTACCGACCAACTAGAAGTAAAGATACTTTCATTCATCCCCTCAACTGGTGTGATGGCTGGTCAAGAATCCAATGTTGATTATCAACAGGGTGGTATTTGGGCATACACAACTGGAAGTTTCCAAGTATATTCAAGTGTGGGTATAGTTACATCAGTTCTTACTGGTGAAACAACTGACTGGTTTGATGATCAAACCATCTCCGTCCAAGCTGGTAGAACAACAGTTAGCTGGAACTCCCTAGCCAACAGACCAACTACATCTGAGTTCGCAAGAACTAGAAACTCCCGTTTCGATGAATTCCATATTGTCATTTTTGATGACACAGGTGATGTTACTGGTAACGCCGGTACTATCCTGGAGAAGAATATTGGAATGTCCAAAGGTAAAGATGCTGAGTTCTCAGCTGGTACTCCTTCTCATTGGAGAAAGTATCTAGCTAATACTTCAAGTTACCTATTTGGTGGTTCATCACCCGTTGGTGTTGTTACAACTTCCTTTGAGTCCGGTGGTAATGGTTATATTCCAGAAACTGGTGGTGAGTGGGATCAAGCAACCCGTAATGTAAACTTCTACTCCTGTGGAAACCTAGCCGTAACCATAGAGGGTGGTAATAACTACGATGGTGGAACCGACTTAGATGCATCTGGTGCATTAAGAGTAGACGTTGGTGATATCGCAGCAGGTTACGACAACTTCGAATCTAACGATGAGACTGATGTTGATTTCCTAATTATGGGATCCGCAGCTTATGGTGAAGCCGAAACGCAATCACTAGCTAACAAGATCATTGGAATCGCTGATAAGCGTAAAGACGCTATGGCGTTTATTTCACCATACAGAGGTTCTCAGATTACTGATTCTGGTTCAGGTGCTCAGGTTACTATTAACTCTGAACAGATCACTGACAACCTAATCAGTTACTATTCAACCGTAGCTTCTTCTAGTTACGCTGTATTGGATACTGGATACAAGTACATGTATGACAGGTTTGCAGACAAACTCAGATATGTTCCTATGAACGGAGACATCGCTGGTTGTTGTGCAAGAACTGACCAAGTAGCATTCCCCTGGTTCTCACCAGCTGGAACTACTAGAGGAGCTATCCTCAACGGTGTAAGACTAGCTTACAACCCAACCCAAAGTCAGAGAGACCGTCTCTATTCCGCTAGAATCAATCCCGTCATCTTCGCTAATGATGTTGGTGGTATTGTTCTCTTTGGTGATAAGACAGCTCTATCTGCATCTTCCGCGTTTGATAGAATCAACGTAAGAAGATTGTTTATCTACGTAGAGGATGCTGTTAGTTCAGCTGCTAAAGATCAACTCTTCGAATTTAACGATGAAGTTACTAGAACTAACTTCGTTAATATTGTTGAACCATTCCTAAGGGATGTTGAAGCTAAGAGAGGTATTACGGACTTTATCGTAGTATGTGACGAAACTAACAACACACCTGCTGTTGTTGACAGAAATGAGTTCGTCGCAGATATCTTCATCAAACCAACACGTTCCATCAACTTTATCGGTCTAACGTTCGTTGCTACTCGCACCGGCGTAAGTTTCGAAGAAATTGTTGGTACTGTTTAAATCACTTCTACCTAAACAAATTTTCAAGGAGCAACCCTAAATGGCAAGCACAAGATCTCAGGTAGAGTCCCCCGTATTGAGGACGCTGAGTGACTTTAAGGCTAAAATGACTGGTGGCGGTGCCCGCCCCAATCTATTTGAAGTCGTTCTTCAGTTCCCAATCTCAGCACCTACCGACACAGATACGCTACAGAAGTCGCGTTTCTTAGTTAAGGCAGCTGCACTTCCCGCTTCAAATATCGGTCCCGTCGAAGTTCCCTTCCGCGGTCGTGTTTTGAAACTAGCAGGTGACAGAACCTTCGACACCTGGACCATCACAGTTCTAAACGACACGGATTTCTCAATCCGTTCAGCGTTTGAGAAGTGGATGAATTCCATGAATCGTATGGAAGATGCAACAGGTACTCAAGACCCCGCATTCTATCAGTCAGACGCATATGTCTATCAGTTAGATAGAGACGGTTCAACATTACGTACCTATCGTTTCCACGACGTATTCCCCAACAACCTATCTTCTATGGATCTCAACTATGAGTCCACAGACAGCATCCACGAATTTACAGTGGAAATGCAGGTTCAGTGGTGGGAAGCAATTAGAGGAACCGGTCGTAATGCCGGTGGTGAAGATATCTTCTAAACCTAGTTCAGTACAAGAGACCTCCGAAAGGGGGTCTTTTTTTGTGCGCTAAATATATTCACGGGTCGTACCCATACATGTTATTATAGGAAGAAAAGATACTCGTTATGGGAAGGTTATTCGGTTTTTCAATTGAAGAAGATGACATCCAACGCCCTGGGTCTATAAGTCCGGTTCCCGAAAATAACCAGGATGGTGTAGATTACTATGCCTCTGGTGGTGCGTTTGGTTCTTCTTATGTTGATATTGAAGGCGTATTCAGAACAGAGTATGATCTGATTCGTAGATATAGGGAAATGGCACTCTACCCAGAAGTAGATTGTGCTGTTGAAGATATTGTCAATGAAGCTATTGTTAGTGATTTGTATGAATCACCGGTTCAGATTGAACTCAGTAATGTAGAAGCCAGTGAGAAAGTAAAGAATATTATTCGCGATGAGTTCAAATACATCAAGGAGATGTTGGACTTTGATAAGAGAGCACACGAGATATTCCGTAACTGGTACATCGATGGTCGTATGCACTATCTAAAGGTTATCGACTTCGAGAGACCCCAAGATGGTATTATGGATCTACGATATATTGATCCAATGAAGATCAAGTTTGTTCGTAAGATTAATAATAAGGCACAAAATAGTCCTATTGCAAGTAAGGTTCTAACACTAAACAATACTGGAGCACAGATTCCTAACGGGAGAAACGATGCTTTCAGTGCTGGTATTGACGAGTATTATGTTTATACTCCCGGTGCATCTACTGGTGGTTGTGGAACAGCGGGTATGGCTGTTGGTAACTCAGCACAAGCTTCTATCAAGATTGCTAAAGATTCAATTGCATATTGTAACTCTGGTCTAGTTGATAGAAACGCACAGACAGTTTTATCCTGGATTCACAAGGCAATCAAAGCATCCAATCAACTTCG